GCGCATGAGCAGCCAAACGTATAGCCCATGTTCCATGGTCCTTGAACCACGCGCCAGGGACACCGATCACCAGGGACACCGATCACCAGGGACACCGATCACCAGGGACACCGATCACCAGGGACATCGATCACCAGGGGCATCGCGCCGCTGTCCAGGCGCAATGTTTCGCGCCGCGTTTAGGACGTTCCTAGAACGATAGTAAGAAGCACTCGCAACAAGTCTAAAGGGTCCCAGAGCCCAATTAGGTGAGCGTTTTCAATGGGTTAGCGAGATTTTCCCAAGAATTTTGGCCCCTGGGGGGAGAGGCGGCGGCTCCGGCCTTGTTTCTCTCAAATAACTACCTAAAAAATCATATGGCTTAACGGGCTTATTTTTTGCTATAATAAGTCCCATATCTAACAATGTTTCACGTGAAACAATTGCACAGGATGACCCTATGTTACGCACAGAGACTCCAGAGGTTGAAGACAGAAGACTTAAGCTTGAGTTGCGCCTTGCGCAGATGTCCGAGGTGGAAGGATGCAGGGAAGATTTCCTCAAATATGTACGAAAGGTTTGGCCTGAATTCATTGCAGGCGCGCATCACAAGATGATTGCGAAGAAGTTTGAAGACATTGCTAGCGGAAAGATAAAGCGCCTAATAATTAATATGCCTCCCAGACATACGAAGTCTGAGTTCGCCAGCTACTTGTTCCCTTCGTGGATCATTGGCCGTGAGCCGAAAACAAAAATAATCCAAACCACCCACACTGCGGAGCTAGCTGTAAACTTTGGCCGTAAAGTTCGGAATCTCATTGCAACAACCGAGTACCAAAATATATTTGATTCTGTAGACCTACAGTCGGACAGTAAGGCTGCGGGACGGTGGTCCACGAACCATGGTGGGGAGTACTTTGCTGCGGGTGTAGGCGGTGCGATAACCGGTCGCGGAGCGGACTTGTTGATTATTGACGACCCACATTCAGAGCAGGATGCGCTTTCCGATACTGCAATGGACCATGCGTATGAGTGGTACACGTCGGGTCCCCGGCAACGTTTGCAGCCCGGAGGTGCCATTGTAATTGTCATGACCCGTTGGTCGTTACGCGATTTGACGGAGAAGGTAATCAAGTCCCAGGGCTATGATGAGCACGCGGACAAGTGGGAGGTGATCGAGTTCCCGGCTTTAATGCCTTCTGGAAAGGCTTGCTGGCCGGAATACTGGGACAAGGCTGAATTAGAGGGTGTCCGCGCCTCATTATCTGTTGCAAAGTGGAACGCCCAGTGGCAGCAAAACCCGACCTCTGCGGAGGGCGCGATTATAAAGAAGGAGTGGTGGCAGCGTTGGGAGGAGGACGAGGTACCCCAGCTTGAATACATAATTCAAAGCTACGATACGGCATTTAGTCGCAAGGAAACGGCGGATTACAGTGCAATAACGACGTGGGGGGTATTTTATCCCCAGCAGGAGGGCCCTGCTAATTTGATATTGCTGGATTCGAAGAAGGGGCGCTGGGATTTCCCGGAGCTTAAAAGTCGGGCCTTGGAGCAGTACAACTTCTGGGAGCCTGAGACGGTAATCGTGGAGGCGAAGGCGTCGGGGACGCCACTGACACAAGAACTTAGACAACTGGGCATACCTGTTGTAAACTTTACACCGAGCAAGGGAAACGATAAGCTAACGAGGGTACACGCGGTGTCTCCAATGTTTGAAAGCGGCATGATATGGGCTCCGCACGAACGCTGGGCGGACGAGGTCATTGACGAATGCGCGGCTTTCCCTAACGGCGACCACGACGATCTGGTAGATAGCACCACGCAGGCTCTGATGCGGTATCGTCAGGGCAACTTTGTACAACTTCCGAGCGACGACTGGGTTGATTCGGAGGTCTCCATGAATCCACGGAGCTACTATGGCTGAAAACCTTGAAGGCGACGGCGCTACGGACAGTTTGATATGTCCTGTTTGCGGGTGCGACAAGCCCAAAACGTTAATAGAGGGCCGTTATCAGTGCGTAGACTGCACTTGCACCGTGGACAGTGGCTGCCAAGGAGCCGTCGAAGATGGCTGACTTCTTCAGGATTAGTACAGGGGGCTATATATAGTAATGGGCGCTTCACAGAAACATTATAGCAAGGACGGTACGCCGCACCCGGGCGCGTATCACAAGATGTCTGACGGCAAACTACATTCCGGGAAGACGCACACTGCGAGCAGCAAGCGTTTGTATCATTATGGCGACCTTCCTTCTGCCGCCGCTAAGAAAAAAGCCCGGAAAAGGACCTAGAATGGCGGACGATAACAAGAGGCCGGACGTAACTGATTCAACGGTGACGGAATTCTTTGTTGAAGTACACCGCAGCATGCAGCGGTACAATTTAGAAGGTAATCTTAGAGCGGGCAATAATGCCGCAAACATAGGCGTTAATTTAAGCCCGACGAGCGGGGTTTCTGGACCAGAGGTTTCCGGTTCTGCCGGTGTAGGACCAGAAGGCCGGAAGTCCGGTAGCTTTACGGTTGCCGTGCCGGGCCTGGGACCAGCAGGGCAGCTTCTTGCATTTTCTAAAAGTTTTGATCAAATTCCTGGAAACGGGCTGGATGTTAAAAGCAATGTAAGTACGGACCTGGGTTTTGGTAAAGCATTCTTTGAAGAAAACCGTGCAGCCAACGGACCACGGACCACGGCCTTTGGTGGCTCCTTTAATCCTATTGATGGTCTTAACTTATCGGCACAACGCCATAAGATGGATGAAGGTCCTACCAAGGACCGTTTTGGGGTTGACTACGAGAACTCGGGGATATTCAAGGCTTTCGCAGAGTTAAATGACAAGAAACCTTCTATGTTAGGAGGGTCTTACACAGCAGAAGACCCCTTCGGGTTTGGTGGAAGATTTGAGGCTCAGGGCTCTGTTAATAAAAACCCCGATCAACCACTCGACTGGAATGTTGGTGCAAGATACACCCGACGTTTCTAAAGCAGGTAAAACAAGTATTTTACACCTTCCCTAAATGCGAGTACTGTAGCAAACGTGTAAACACGAAAAAGGAATTGAAGCAATGCCTAATGTAATGGGTCGAGAATTTCCGTACACGCCGGAAGGCATGGCAGCGGCGGAGCAGTACAAGCAATCTGTGGGTATGCGCGACGGTGGCTCTATGGGTTTCCGACCTGTTGGCTATGCTAACGGAAGTCCTGGTGTGGCCGTCGGCGACGAAGACATGAAGATGGCTGCCATCCAGGAAATTATGCAGATCACAGGTATGACCGATCCAGGACCTCTTTTAGAGATGTCTATGGCGGAGCTTACGAATGCTCTTTCGGGTCTGTTAGGAAATGAGCAAGGTATGCCGTCCACGGAGCAAGGCATGATGCCACCGGGTCAAATGATGGCCCCCCCACCGGAACAAATGATGGCCCCCCCTTCGGAGATGGGTGCGGGTAATATGACTCAACCCGGAGGACTACCCCCCATAAACTCCCAAGATTACATGCCTGGAAATATGGCCCCGTCTCCGCAGCCTAACGTCGGGGACCAAATTGGCGGTGGTTACAGAAACGGTGGCCTTGCATCTTTAAGGCGCTACTAGATGGCCCGGAATCCTCTTCCTCGCAGCAATTTTGGCACGGCCTCTCTTGTAGAGCGCCGTGATGGCATTCCCCCTGTGGAGTTAGACGAAGGGCCGGGTGCGGAGGTATCCTTGGATGACGAGGCGTTTCCAGATACTCCGGGGTTGAATATAGAGTTAGAGGATGACGGTTCTGTTGTAGTAGACTTCGACCCGTTTGTGGGAAGAACCAGCGAGGGGGATTTCTACGACAACCTTGCAGAAGAGGTGGAGGACCGCGTGTCTTCCCGCATATCCTCCGATTTACTGGAACAGTACGAGGCCAACAAAGATGGCCGCAAGGACTGGGCCGACACATACCGCACGGGCTTAGAGCTTCTAGGATTTAAGTATGAGGAGCGTTCGGAGCCTTTTCGTGGGGCTACGGGCGTAACGCACCCTCTATTGGCGGAGGCTGTAACGCAGTTCCAGGCACAAGCTTTCGGGGAACTATTGCCCGCTGGTGGCCCTGTAAACACGCAAATACTTGGTAAAATCGACCCCAAAGTGGAGGCGCAGGCCGAGCGCGTCCGCACGTACATGAACTACCAGATTACGTCTGTAATGAAGGAGTATACTCCTGAGTTCGATCAGATGTTGTTTTACTTACCGCTTGCAGGCTCAACCTTTAAGAAGGTTTATTACGACGAGTTTCTAGGGCGCGCCGTTAGTAAATTTGTACCCGCAGAGCAGCTTGTGGTTCCTTATACGGCTACTGACCTTGAGACCGCAGAGAACGTGACGCATGTAATCCAGATATCGGAGAACGAACTCCGTAAGAAACAGGTCGCTGGTTTCTACGTTGACGTGGATGTCGAAGCATCTCAGTCTGATCCTTCAGGTCTTAGGGAAGAGATGGACGAGATTTCTGGCATTGAGCCCAGTCGTCTGGATAGTGAGGTTACCCTTCTGGAATGCCATGTGGACTTGGACCTTGAAGGGTTTGAGGACATAGGAGAGGACGGTGAGCCTACGGGCATCAAACTTCCGTATGTTGTAACGGTGTCCGAGGACGACGGGACGGTTCTAAGTATCCGACGGAACTATAAGCCGGACGACGAGAACCGGAAGAAGAACCAGTACTTCGTCCACTTCAAGTTCCTACCTGGGTTTGGGTTCTACGGCCTTGGTTTAATCCACATGATTGGCGGACTGAGCCGCACGGCCACCGCAGCACTTCGACAACTTATCGACGCAGGGACCTTGTCCAATCTTCCGGCGGGCTTCAAGACCCGTGGACTTCGTATTCGTAATGACGATGAGCCATTGTCTCCTGGCGAGTTCCGGGATGTAGATTCTCCCGGTGGTGCTATCCGGGACTCCTTGATGTTGCTGCCATACAAAGGCGCGGATCAGACCTTATTTCAGTTGATGGGGTTCTGTGTAGAGGCGGGGCAACGCTTTGCGGCGGTGTCTAATTTGCAGGTAGGTGACGGCAATCAGCAAGCGGCGGTTGGCACCACGATTGCAATGTTGGAACAGGGCGCGAAGGTGATGTCTGCTATTCATAAGCGGCTGCACCACGCCCAGAAGGACGAGTTTGCACTGCTCGCCAAGGTTTTTGGGGAATCCTTACCCGAGGAGTATCCCTACAACGTTGTTGGAGCGGAGCGCACGGTAAAAGCGGAGGACTTTGATGAGCGTGTCGATGTTGTACCGGTATCTGATCCGAACATCTTCTCCATGTCCCAGAGAGTCACTTTGGCGCAGACCGAGCTACAGTTGGCGCAGTCGGCTCCGGAGCTTCATAACATGTACGAAGCGTTTCGTCGCATGTACAAAGCGATTGGCGTCAAGGATGTGGACTCGATCCTGAAGGTTGTCGATCAGGAAGAAGAGTCTCCCAAGGATCCGGCAGTTGAAAACTCGGAGGCCTTTGAGAACGTGACCTTGAAGGTGTTCCAGGGTCAGAACCATCAGGCTCACATAACAGCGCACCTTCTTTTTGGGGCTTCCCCCATGGTGGGTCAGCTTCCCTCGGTGGCTATGTCTTTGCAGAAGCACATTATGGAGCATGTATCTATTCAGGCTAAAGAACAGGTGGCCTCTCAAATGATACAACAACTTCAAGGTCAGGCTCCCACCGAGGAGCAGGCCCTGGAGATAGAATCCATGGTGGCTGAAGCTATTGCGCAGGGTCTGCAAGAGGTGAAAGCCAAGAGTGCAGAAATAAGCGGCGGCGGGGATCAACCCGACCCTCTGATTGCGTTGAAAGAGCAGGATCTACAACTAAGAGAGAAGCAGGATGCTGCGGAAAATCAGATGGACCAGCAAAGATTAGCTTTGGACCAGCAGAAGGCACAGCAGAACGCGCAACTTGGACAGCAAAGGATACAGTCTCAAGAAGAGATCGTATCCGCCCGCATACAGGCTGCCAAGGAACGTGAAATTCTTAAACAAGGTAATCGGTAGGAGATGAACATGGGTAGTAATAAGTCTATTGGGGTTACCCGGAAGGGCATTGTGGTCAAGGATCAAGGATATGTTCCTTATAACGATGGAAAAGTAGAGAAGACCCCTAACGTATCTAAGGCCTCCATGGTATCGGGAAAGAACCGGGGCATGGGCGATGCCATTCGCGGCGGAACGTTTAAAATTTGCTAGTGAACGCCCGGGCCGACGTGTTGTGAAAGATTTAAGGCATGATAGAGCTTTTCAATGCTGCATGGCCGGTGATTATAGCTGTAGTTGGGTTAATTATCGTACTTGCCAAAATGCACGGAGATTTAGAGGTCGTAAAAGACAAGGTTCGTGTGTTGTTCGACCTTTTTAACGACAAGAAATAATGGCTCAGAAGAAATTACAAAAAGACAGCCAATACCAAGCTCTCGACTTAGACGGCGATGGGACTGTGTCTGATGCAGAACTAGCTGTGGTAGAAGCTCTGGAGACTGCTGAAAAAATGGACGCACAGCGGCGTATGGCTTGGTCTGCGCTTGCCATTATGGCCCTAATGACGGGGCTTTTGTTTTTCGTGGTGAGTGAAAGTAGGTTGAAATCAATTAGTGATCTTCTGGGGCTTGCCTACATAGCATTCTCAGGTGTGACGTGCGCCTATATGGGAATGTCGGCTTATATGAGCCGCAAATAAATCTGAAAGGAATTGTTATGGTTGTACTTAATTGGATCATTGAAAGATTTACAGAGGCCTCAACTTACGCGGCGATGTCCGCTGCCGGTGTTGGTGTTGGCGTACTGACCGGGATTGATGTTGTAACTATCGCTGCTGTAGCCGTCGCCATCCTTGGCCTAGTGTTGAGAGAAAAAGAACTGATCTTGTGATCCGTCTTTATGTCCTCATAGTGGTAGTGGGCCTTGTTGGCGGGGCCGTCGCTGGGGCGTATTACTATTATACGGATAGTCAGGCGCGAATTCAGGCCTTAATAGAAAACACGGCCAAGCTTGAGATAGCAAAACAGATCCAAGACGACACAATTAGCACGTTGGTTGAGGACCAAAAGAAGTTTGCCAAGTTAAATGCAGACCTGCGGGCAAACCTGGATAAGGCCAACGAGTACAAGGACGTCCTTATAAGTAAGTTACGCAAACACAATTTGTCTAAATTAAGTCTAAAGAAGCCACTTTTGACGGAGCGACGTATTAATGCGGGAACGGCAAAGTTATTCCGGTCTTTGGAAATTATGTCTGGTGCTGCCGCTCCTTCTAAGTAGCGCGTGCAGTAGCTTTAAGGATATCTTACCCGTAGAGGTTAAGACCGTTGAGATTGAGCGGAACATACCTGTACAAAAGCACCCTCGACCGGTGACCTTGAACAACATTCATTTTTATGTGGTGACCCAGAACAATTACGTGTCTTTTAAGCAACGTTTTGAAAAGGAGAACGGCGTTTTAGTGTTCTACGCCTTGAGCGTCCGGGACTACGAAACACTGTCTTTGAACATGTCTGAAATACGGCGCTTTCTGGACCAGCAGAAACAAATAATAGTCTACTATGAAAAGGCTGTAACAAATGAACGAGCGAATTAAGTTGTTGCGGGAGGCTTTGCAGGACATCGTGGATGTTGCCAACATCTCGGACGGTTCGGGATGGTATGCAGAGGTTGCCCGCAAGGCGCTCGAAGAAGATGGGGCCAAAGATGAGTAGTAAGAAGGAAAAACCTATTCCGCGCACTACTAAAGGTCCAAAAGCGAACTACCGAAAGACCAATGATGGCGCTGGAATGAGTAGGGATGGCGTTACCGCTTATCGTAAGGCCAACCCCACCTCAAAGCTGAAGACGGCTGTTACGGGCAAGGTAAAAAAGGGCAGTGCGGCGGCAAAAAGGCGTAAGTCTTATTGCGCTAGGTCTGCCGGTCAGATGAAAAAGTTCCCAAAGGCAGCAAAGAATCCAAAAAGTCGATTGAGACAAGCTCGTAAAAGATGGAGGTGTTGATGAAGAAAAAAGGTTTGTGGGCTAACATAGAAGCGAAAAGAAATAGAATTGCTTCTGGAAGTCCCGAGAAGATGCGTTCCCCGGGTTCTAAAGGGGCCCCCACGGATAAGGCCCTTAAACAGTCGGCTCGCCCCGCCAAGATGAAAGATGGTGGAATGGCTACCAAGGGCTGTGGGGCCATGATGTCCGGCAAACGTAAAAACTTCACGGTTGCTTAGATGGACGGAGTATACCTTGCAGAGCACCTACTGAAGTCCATCCGGGAGCGTCGGGACCGCATCATTGAAATGATGGCGGCGGGCCATGTGGCAAGCCAGGAAGAGTACAAACAACTTGTTGGCAATGTGGAGTCATTAGACTATATAGGACAGGAGTTGAGAGAA